AGCAGGGGTGATTTTTTTATGCCTAAGAACACCATGACTAAGGATGAAATGAAGTGCAGAGTGCTGAAGCTAAAGCACATGCTATTTGAAGAAAAACGAAGTGAATCCGAAAAGAATCTAGCGCATGATTATTTGAATCGGGTTCTCGATATAATAGAAGAGTATCGATATTAACCGATAAAAATTTCAAAAAACTGTATCATATAGATACACTTATCCTACAAACTGGAGTACAAAAATGTCTAAAGAGCTGTCTGATCTCTCTATGGAGAGAAAGGAATGCCCTAAGTGCGGTGCCGTTTGGTTAAACGGTCAGCACATGTGGACAGGAACAGGTCAAAAAGGAAATGAATTAGATCTTGCTGGATTGGTTTGCAATCTCAATGGTGATGAGACATGCATCAATCCAAAGAAAGGAATGGCAGGTGGAGATACCTGGGAGAAGCGGTTGGAAGAAGTCAATGCTGCTTTCCATCAAAAGTATAGAGAGATGGACGATCTTTTTAGAAACAATGAAGACATGTGATTATGGCACACAGGTTCACTAAGATTGATCCACCTCATCATATAACTAAAGAAGAAGTTCAGGAGATGATCGATGCCGCTATCAGAAGGCACAATCGTAATGCTTCAATTATTAGTATGTGTGTTGGGTGGGTGGTTCTTGCTCTTTTTGCTGACGGTCTTCTCAGACTAGTCGGAGCGATTGCACCAATCTTTCCATGGTTGGATATATCTATAAAGTAAAGTTGTGATTTCATAACAAAAAAGTATTTCTACTCATCCTATCTGTAATAGATAATGTAGTCGAAACCTATGATGAAATCACACGATCTTCATAAGCAACTCAGAGAGAGGATTCTTCAATTGCGAATGGGTTATCTCTTTGAAGAACCTTGTCCCATATATGAACCTGGTTGGGAAGAGTCTTGGGACTGCAGAATCACTTATGACTACGAAGACGATGACATTAGCTGATGCACTATTGTGGATATCCATACCGTTCGTATGTGCCACCATCACATTTGGACGATTTAAAGGTGAAAATGACTACTACGACTCAGATGACTATGACGGAAACGGAACCGCTCACTAAAGGCATAGTTATCTTCGGTGCCACAGGTGATCTGTGTAAGAAGAAACTAATTCCAGCACTCTACAAACTTTGGAAGAAAGGTCTTCTTCCTGATAACTTTCTAATTGTAGGTAGTGCTAGAAGAGAACCAAGCGTTCAGCAATGGAAAGAATCTCTTGGAGATTATCCAGATGATTTTTTACATCATCTGGATTATGTTTGTGCTGATTTAGATAATCAAGATACTTTAAAGAATCTGCCAGATTATCTAGATGATATGACGTATTTTTTATCTGTTCCACCAGAGAGGTACGAAAATGCAATCACCAACCTCAAACAAGCAGGATGTCTCGATGACCCAGAAAAATCTAGGGTGGTTATCGAAAAACCCTTTGGATACGATTATGAATCTGCTGGTGCTCTACAGTCTGTGGTGGAGCGACATCTACGGGAGAAACAAGTATATCGCATTGACCATTATCTCGGTAAAGATACTGTTAATAACATCCTTGCCACTCGTTTTGGCAATGTACTACTGGAACCACTCTGGAACAGGGAGTATGTAGAAGAGGTTCAGATCTATGCCACAGAGACTATAGGGTGTGAAGGTAGATCTCAATACTATGAGGGTGCTGGTGTAGTAAGAGACATGCTACAGAACCACATGCTTCAGGTTCTAGCATTGATCGCTATGGAAGCACCTTGCAGGATGACTGCCACTGAAATTCGTAGAGAGAAGACAAAGGTTCTTGCTGCTACCAGACTTGGTAAGAAACTAGTCACAGGTCAATATGAAGGGTATCGTGCAGAGCAAGGTGTAGGTCCTGAGTCAATGACTCAAACTTTCGTTGCTGGTGACATGTATATTGATAACTGGAGATGGCAAGGTGTGCCTTTCCATTTTCTGACTGGTAAGAAGATGCCTTTTCAGTGTGTTGAGGTTGTTATCAAACTCAAAGCACCACCTGTTGGATTGTTTGAGGGTGAAACTCCTGGTCGTATTGTGATGCGACTTCAACCACATGCTCACCTTGACGTACAGATAGATGTCAAGTCTCCTGGTCTTGGTGAACAGGTTGAGAAAGCCACACTGACTCATCGATACCCTGACTGGTTGGGTGTTGATGGATATGAAAAACTTTTGTTTGATGCTATCAATGCAGACCAATCCCACTTTGTTCACTCTGAAGAAGTTCTAGAGTCTTGGCGCATTGTCAATGATCTCCTTTGTGTTGGTGATAAGTGTCCTATTAGAACAGCACCATACATCTACTTTGAGAACACCTGGGGTCCAGATTACAAAACAGAACACATTACTGAGTGGGATTATCCAGCATGATATCTGCATTGTTTGTATTTGCTTTCATTACATTGCTAATTTCTGCTATGGAATTAACATGGCCAGTAAAGCATCGTAAGTAAAATGAAAGAACTTTTCATATCTACAACCATCATTGCTGGTCTGATTGGAACCTTTTTAGTTTGGGGTTTGAAGAATGCTTACGTTGGTTAGACATATTATGACAAACCCATGGTCTCTAGGGTTGTTGGGTTCTCTTTTAATCGTTGTACCCATCCTAGGAATGCACCTAGTTCATAAATATCGCTGGGAACATTGGGAACCTTTTACGAATAAAGAAAAATGAAACCCGTAGTATTAGCGGCTTGCTTTACTCCACTGGTTATTATCTACATAGTAATGAAACTTGCTGTCTGGATTTCTGCCGTAAATGCTGAACAGAGTTATGTCAGAAAAGAACCTTTACGAAAACGAGGACCCTATCTGGAGAACCCGTATGCAGACGTTGATGAAGAAGAAGAGGAATATGGAGATCGCACAGACTATAGATAAAGCCCTAGAAGAGTGGTATAGCGAGAGGGGTCTTGAGGTTCCAGATTGGAAGACGCAAAGGAATCCTCAATGGTGGACTGACTACCTGATTAGTCTTGGAATTGATCCAGAAAATCCTTGACAAGGTGGTGGAAACCGTAGTATAATAAATACATCAACAACCGTTAAGGAATGTAACGTTTCTTAAATCAAGTTGAACCCCTGCCGTTTGACCGAGACTAGGCTGGGTTACAAAACCGTCTCTCATATCCTAGACTGAGGGTGTCTAGGAAATAAGTACCTCCACCATTTCCCTGATGGATCTACTTACTTTTTAATTCAAAATGGCTTCAACTCTTTCACGCCGTCAAGGCACAAACACCTGGGAACAATTCTGTGACTGGGTAACTTCTACCGACAACCGTCTTTATGTTGGTTGGTTCGGCACTCTGATGATTCCTACACTGCTTGCCGCAACTGTATGCTTCATCGTCGCATTCATCGCTGCTCCCCCTGTGGACATCGATGGTATCCGTGAACCTGTTGCTGGTTCACTTCTGTATGGAAACAACATCATCTCTGGTGCTGTCGTTCCTTCTTCTAATGCAATCGGACTTCACTTCTATCCCATCTGGGAAGCAGCATCTCTCGATGAGTGGCTGTACAACGGTGGTCCTTTCCAACTTGTTATCTTCCACTTCCTGATTGGCATCTATGCCTACATGGGTCGTGAGTGGGAACTGTCTTACCGTCTTGGTATGCGTCCTTGGATCTGTGTTGCTTACTCGGCACCTGTTGCTGCTGCGAGTGCAGTGTTCCTGGTCTATCCTTTCGGTCAAGGTTCTTTCTCTGATGCAATGCCCCTGGGCATCTCTGGTACGTTCAACTACATGCTGGTGTTCCAGGCTGAGCACAACATTCTGATGCACCCCTTCCACATGCTGGGAGTCGCAGGTGTCTTCGGTGGTTCTCTGTTCAGTGCAATGCACGGTTCTCTGGTTACCTCCTCGCTGGTTCGTGAAACCACTGAGTCTGAGTCCCAGAACTATGGTTACAAGTTTGGTCAAGAAGAAGAGACCTACAACATCGTTGCTGCTCATGGCTACTTCGGTCGTCTGATCTTCCAATACGCATCCTTCAACAACTCCCGTTCCTTGCACTTCTTCCTTGCTGCTTGGCCTG